TGGCTCTCAGTACTTTACGTGCAAGCCTTAAAAGCGCAATAACAGATAACACAAAATATTCTGCTTATGATCACGTGCCAGAAATTATTATCCCGCCTTGTGCCCTTATTTTGGCTGGCGACCCATACCTTGAACCAATCGTTATTGGTAACACTAAGAATTGGTACGTACGCCTAACACTTGAAATTGTTAGCACCACGTATTCAAACCCAAGCGCATTAACAAACTTGGAAGATGATATAGAAACAATCTTGGCACTTATACCGACAAACTGGATTATACTGTCAGTATCTAGTCCGAGAATTAGGCAGACAAATAACACAGATATGTTATCTGCTGAAATCCAACTACAAACAGCCTACACAGGCTAAGGAAGGCACTAATGGCAACAACAATTTTAAGTGGTCGTCAATTAATTTTAAGTGTGAATGGAAATTCATACTCAGAACAAATTACTTCTTCTGCTATCAACTTTGATACAGAAAGATTAACTTTTGACACCCTTGCAGGCAAAGCCTACAAATACATAGACTCAAATGTTACACTTGACATTGAGTTCTTAAACGACGCAGGCGCAACACCAAACAGCTTGTACCAAGTATTATGGAATGGCACAGAGTCAGCCCCAGATACTACAATTGCTTTTATTTTGACATTAAGAACTGGTGTAACACTAACTGGTTATGTTTTGCCACAATATCCAAGCATTACAGGTTCAGGTGCGGACGTACAAACTTGTTCAGTATCATTACAAGTAGTAGGTATCCCAACCGAAGACCTAACAGCGTAACAACAACAACAAACAGAACAGGGGCACACAAATGCTTAAATTACAAATCGCTTGGACATTAGATACAGGAGAGACATATGAAGAATGGACAATACCATTTGAACTTGCTCTCGCTGAAAAAGAAATTTACAACGGCAAACCAATTACTACAGCTCTTAGAGACGCTGAAAGCCCAAGCAATAATCTTCTTTTATTTTTGGCGCACAAAATTCAAAAAAGAATCACACAAAAACCAATGCCTGCTTTTGATGTCTGGGCTACTAAGGTTACAGACGTTCAATTCAAAGACCTTGACCACCCAAAAGTTACAGGGCAGGCTCAATAGGTTGGATAGCGGTTCAGTTAGCCGTTCAGACTGGGATACCTGCCCGAACTTGGTTAGAAGAAGATCCGTCAATTTTTTCAACAGCTGTAGAAATTTTGGTGGAACGCAATAATGGCTAAATCTATAAGTCTTGTTCCAGTTGATAAAGATTATCGTTCTTTACTTCGTGCGTTTGGCAAAATGGACGATATTGCAAAAAATGATATGAAACAAATTGCTAAAGATTTAGCTGAACGTGGTGCTAATTATGCTAAGGGTGCAGCTAATAACGCACCATATAACGCTAAACAAGCTGTTGCTGTTGCTGAGTCAATTAAAGTTTCAAAATCTGATAAAGCACCAAGTTTTAGTATTGGCGGTAGTCGTAAAGTTGGCTCTAGTGCTTTTAGTGCTGGGTATGTGATAATGGGTAATGAATTTGGATCTAAACAGTATAAACAATTCCCACGTAGATCTGGTAAAGGTGGGAAAGAAGGTTGGTGGTTGTATCGTGCTATGTCAAGATTTCAACCAACTATTGCTCAAGAATGGTTACAAGGTTTTGAAAAAGTTAAAGACGCTTGGAAAGGTAGAGTTTAATGGCTGATATTAGAACACTTAAATTAGCGCTTCTTGCTGATACCAAAGATTTTATTTCAGGTTTAGATAAAGCCGATAAAGAAACACGCACCTTTTCAGACAAATTAGGCAAAGCATTAAAAACAGGCGCTTTAGCTTTTGCAGCTCTTGGCGCTGCAGCTGGAGCAGCAGCTATTACTATTGGCGTTCAAGCTGTTAAAGCTGCCATTGAAGACGAAAAAGCACAACTTACTCTTGCAAAAACTTTAGAGAACACAACTAAAGCAACTAAAAACCAAATCAAAAGTGTAGAAGATTACATTAAAGCTACCTCGCTTGCTAAAGGTGTTACAGACGACCAATTACGTCCAAGCCTTGACAGACTTGTTAGATCAACAGGTGATGTAACTAAAGCACAAAAACTTCAACAATTAGCCCTTGATATTTCAGCAGGAACAGGCAAAGACCTTGCCTCAGTATCAGAAGCACTTGGTAAAGCCTATGACGGAAACCTCGGAGCATTAAAACGTTTAGGTGTTCCATTAGACGATTCAATTGTTAAATCCAAAGATTTCACGAAAGCCCAAGAAGCTCTTACAAAACAATTTGCAGGACAATCAGACGTAGCGGCTAACTCATTTGCTGGAAGAATGGAAAGAGTAAAGATAGCAATAGATGAAGCCAAAGAATCTATAGGAGCAGCTTTACTTCCAATACTAGAAAAACTATTAGGGTTCATAACAGAAAAGGCTTTGCCATTCTTAAACAATTTTGTGGCAGGATTTGAAAACGTAACTAAGTCAGTTAATATAGATTTAGGTGGGGCTTTAGAATACCTTCAGTCAATTTTTACACCTATTTTTAATGGTATTCAAGCAGCTTTCAAAACAGTATCAGACGCAATAGATCGCAATAGAGAAAAACTACAGCCTTTATTTGATTTATTTAAGGGCATAGCTGCTTTTGTTAAAGACATTCTTATTCCAGTTTTAGCTATAGGTTTAGGTGAAGCCTTTAAAATCATTGGTTCAATTATTGGTGGCATTATTGACGTAATTGCAATAATGGTAGACGCTATCGCTAAAGCCGTTCAAACTATTCAAGGCTTGATTGACAAGATTCAAGAATACATAAACAAAGCAAACTCAATGCCTATTATTGGTTCACTCATTCCAGATTCACTAGCAACTCAAAAAACTTCGACCACAAATATTAACTTAACTGTAAAAGGTGGAGTTCCTGACAAAGTTGCAACTGCAAGAACAATGACTCAAGTATTAAATCAAACTCAAAAAACTACAGGACTTAGAGCTTTTGCCTAACTATGACTGTATACACACCAACCTACAGAGTTACTATTGCTGGAACTGTACAAACTTCAACAACTTTAGAAGACGCAACAATTACTTATGGTCGAAATGATTTCTTTGAAGCAACACAACCAAGTTATTGCAATTTAGAATTATTAAACCTTGACGGCACAAGCCCAGCAATAGAACTATTAGACACAATAGTAATTGAAGTTACCGATTCAACAGGTTCTTATGTCAAACTCTTTACAGGTGAAGTTTCAGGTGTTTACAATACATTTGCTGGTGCTGGAGCAGTTGGTAAACCCAATACTTTACAAATACAAGCCGTTGGTGCTCTTGGTCTTCTTGTTAAACGTTACGCTGGTTCAGTCGCTTACCCAGAAGAATTAGACGGCGCACGTATTACACGTATTTTGGAAGAAACACTTTATACAGCTTGGGAAGATTTAAGTAACACTCTTACTTGGAATGATTTACCTATTAGTGAAACTTGGGCTAATTATGGTGTGCAAGGCATAGACACAATCGACGCAGGGCGTTACGAAGTGCTTGCTAGATCAGCACAAGTAGAACAGGCTTACAATTTAACAGATGTTACACAACAATCAGGGTTAGGATATTTGTATGACACAACTGATTTCAAAATTGGTTACGCAGACGCAGAGCGAAGAAGCGAAAACTATACAGCTAATCTTATCGAACTTGACGCTAATCTTGTAAATGCTGACATACAAACAAGGCTACAAACAGCAGACATTGTTAATAGTGTTGTAATCCAATATGATGACCCAGTTTTAGAAGTAGAAGCACAAAACGATACGTCTATAAACACTTATGGTTTGCTTCAAGAAGTAAGATCAACAATACTTGCTCAAACAGCTGACGCCACAGAACAAGCTACAAACTTTGTTAATTATCGTGGAACACCTAAAGTCTCTTTAGAAGAAATCACAGTCAATCTTGCAAACTCAAATATGACAAATACTGTCAGAGATAACTTACTAGGTGTCTCAATGGATACCCTTTTGTATTTGGACAATATCCCAGTAGGGCTAATACCTGAAGGATATAATGAAGGCTTTGTTGAGGGTTGGACTTGGACACTTGGACGCAATAACCTTGAATTAGCTATGTCTGTTTCTAACTCAATCTATTCAACCCTTGACGTCCAATGGGAAGATTACAACGCTTCTATTCAATGGCAGAACCTTGCTAATGATTATAGATGGCTTGACGTTATTTAAGAAAAGGATAAACTAGAACAATGGCAACTACTACCCCTAATTATGGTTGGGCTGTACCA